GTTTCGATGTGCGCTCAAAAAAGGTAGGGGTCATACGATCGCGCTTGCCGCTGTTGCATTTGATACAAGCAGCGACCATATTGGTAGCTTCATCAGTTCCACCTTTGCTAATGGGTATCAAGTGATCGACTGTGTTGGCTTCCTGTCCGCAGTAATGACAAGTGAAGTAATCGCGTTCTAATACCAGCTTGCGAACTCTCTGATAATAGGCTGAGTTATATCTCTTATGACTCAATGCCAGCCCTTAGTTTCGAAGTGATGTAATGCTTTGCAGCTGTCATCGTATCTATGACGTATGTATTTGATAGACGCTTTTATTTGTCCTTGAGGGCTAAGGTCTCTATACCAAGTAGATCGCATTTGGCCCAGCCCATAGTGAGAGCCATTCCTAGCCTTTGGATTCCATCGAGACTCGTAATGAATTAGCCAATTAAAGCATTGAAACTCTTGCCAAGTAAGAAGGTTATAAGCATATAGTTTTAAATTCATATCTGCTTTTGATGGCGTTGGATTTATTATTGTAATCAGAGCTGCGATTAGCGTCGTAGCCATCAGGCGAAGACAAAGGCCCTCCCTCAACCTCCGCTTTAGGGCCAGCTCTGCGCCCGCGCTATGGCGAGATGGTAACATAGTTGTCAAGTAGGGTAACATAACCGCAGGTCAAAGCCTTTCTAACTTGTCAATCGCGTAATATGCTTGTTGAGGAACTACCCCATTACCTAACAGTTTTAGTTGTTGTGATCGAGATATATCCAAATCAGTTACCCAACCAACCGGCAATCCCATCATATATTCAACAAATTTAGCGTTTAATTTACCTTCTTCCAATGGATTCGGTATTGGCCTATCCCAGATATCACTACATTTGGCATATACACTCCCCTCGTTGATGCTCCTTTGAAATCCCTCGCTTGAGGAGTTGGAAGCATTTTTGCCCAGTTCGGCAGACTGAGATTGTGATTGCCCTTTATTCCATTGCGTTCTTTGTGCTCCCAAGTCGAATCTGATGCCGTCGGAGTTGGAACGTTGTACATTCTCAGAGCCACTCCCGTACTCATTCCAATCTGGCCGGTTGATGACTTCGCTTGGCGATTGAGAAATTGGTCGATTGGTTCGTCGTGATTGGTTGTGTGGCGAACAGTTGGCGTAGGCAATAACGAAGAGTCTTGCTCTTTGATGGGGTGCTCCGACATCACTAGCTCGAACAATTGCCCATCTTGCGTCATACCCAATTTCGGTAAGGTCTTTGAGAACCTCTTTGAATCCGAGAGTGAGATGCCCTCTGACGTTTTCCAAGATGACTCGCTTGGGTTGTAATTTGCTAATAATTTCTTTGATATACGGCCAAATATGTCGCTCATCGTCTAATCCTTTTCTTTGTCCAGCGGTGCTAAAAGGCTGGCAGGGATAACCAGCTGTAAGTATGTCTATTGGCTCAACTGCCGCCCAATCAACTGTTTTAAGATTTCCTAAATTAGGCAATCCCCAGCGTTCTTTGATGACTATGGATGAGTATTTGTCAATATCGCACATCCATACAGTTTCAGCGTTGTAATAGGCTTCCACAGCCATATCTAGGCCACCATAGCCAGAGCAAAGCGAACCAATCTTCACTCTAACTCCAATACTTTCCTCACATCTATCTCATTAGCTCCATTAAGCCCGATTATGGCTTGTTTAAGTTTCTCTCTACCCTCGCCGTGAAACTTAGTAGTCAAATAAGGCTCAGACTCACTACCCTCTAACCAATCAACCGGTTCACCATTGGGATCAATAACTAACTCATCAACGTAATTGAATTTATCCAATATCGCATCAACCGACGACTCTCTTACCTGTTCAACTATTTCACTAGGCACATTGGCTTTCACCCATTCAACGAACTTCCTATCCGATTTAATAATCCACTTAAACTTTGGTTTAATGGTTGTTATGTATGCAATTACCTCATCGCCTAATTCAGCCTTTACTCGATCAGCTCCTAGATTATCCATCTCGGTCTTGAGTTCGGCTCTTAGCTCGTCTTTCAGGCGCTTTGCTTGGTCTGCTAGTAGGCTGATTGCCGCTAGCTTCAGACTCAGGTCTTTGATCGTCATTCTGCTCCCTTACTTTCGCTCGTCTTAATCTGGTTTCTAATGAACTAAGGCTTATGCCCATATCTCGGGCAATAAACTCTTTATCGAAGCCCCACTCAAGCATCTGCCGGATGTATTTGATTGAGTGGATTCTTCGCTTTATTTCTCCTTGCTCGCCCATCCGTCTCCTTTGAAGTGGGTCGGTGTTGGCGTCCATATGCGGAACATCTGCTTTTGACATTTACCGCAAATTACCACCTTTGGCGTTTCGAAGCCCAAAACGACATCTTCAATATTGTCACAATGGGCGCATCTAAACTCATATGTCGGCATCTATGAACCTCTCAAGTGTGGCGTTGCCATTCCAGTAGCGTTCTTTAATGCGCTCTTGCCCATCAGCTATTCGGCAGATTCGGCATTTAGCGTTTTTCATCTTGTAATTGCCACATTGGTCGCACCGGCCTATTTCATCCTCTCGATTAATCACTCGATCTACTGGATCAAATAGGCGCTGCTCAAAGCAATTCTGACATTCCATTAACCAGACTTCATCGCCTTCGGTTATTTCGCTATCGTATTTAGTTACGAAGCTGTGGACTGTCACCTTCTTACAAGGCCCACACTTAAAAGGGTGTGCGTCTTTCACTTCTGAAATACCCATTTGCCATCTGATCCAATTCTCATCCATTTAGCTGGATGGCCGGATTTCGGTCTTGGGCATACCCAACCGCGATATTCCTTGCCTTCTTTGTTGCCTTGTTTAAGCACCATCGGGCCACAACCTTCAGCACAGAGCGGGACTTCATCGACTACTTCCGCGCCGAATTCCGCTGCGATAGCCGTAACATCCCAGACAATCGGTTCAGGGTCGTTAGGTCTTGTCTCTTTGATAAATTCGGCGAGTTCAGGCTTGGTCGTCTGAATTGGTTTCTTTGGGCTAGGGCTTGGCTTTGCAAAATATCCAGCGAGATTAAGAGCTCGTCCAAGAGAGCCAGTCTCCGCAAGTTCCAAAGCATATTGTTTTGACTTTGATTCCGAACTAAGTCCGGTTGTCCAAGCCGCAGCATCCGCTTCAGTCCGATAAAGCTCGCATTTAACAATATAGACATCACAGTTAGGCGTAAGCGATTCCTCAAGGACGTGAGTCTTAATCCGATAGTCTGGAAACGCATTTATAAACTCCTTTAGTCTGTCTTGCACACTTACATAATCATCAAGGTAATTCGACATTTAATTTCTCCCGTCCGGCGAATTCATCAATCGCCATCTCTAATTGTTCTTTTAATGACCAGAACGTTCCGTCTGGCCAGTTCTGCACCTCATCGGCGCAAGGTTGGCAATAGAACCGCACTTGAGCCTTTCGGATTGGGGTTTCACTTTGCACTTTCCATACGGCTGGCGTCTGGGCTTTTAAGTGCCAAGTGCCATCTTTCATTTGTCCGTAGCGACTTTTACAAATATCGCACCATTGGTGCTGGTTATAGTTGCGAGTCAGACTCAACGTCATCCCAATCTTCCGGTGTAGAAAATCGGCATCGACCCAAGATAGCGGCGTATCCAATGAGATCGAGATACGAATCCTCGCGCTCTGGACTTTCCACCATTCTGCTGAGTTTTGTTGCGATAAAGATAAGCGATACGTCAGCTGGGTCTCTGAGCTGAATACCGAGGAGCTTCGCGATTTTGTAAATGCGTAAAAGATTGTGCCTCGGGTCGCCATATTCCATCCCCCTGTCTTCGAGGGTGTTACCAGCGTCCGAGAGCCAGTCACTTAACGATCTCTCTGACATTTAAACTACTCCGTCCTCGTTTATAACCTTCATTAAAGGCTTTGGCTTTAGCCGACTCGATTAAACTGTGTATCCACAATCCACCGACGAATAAACTAATCACTAGGGTCGCTATTTGTTCAGCTGAGAAGTTATTGGACATCAGCGTTCACCCCGAATCTATCTAGCCAATAGGCTGAGATTTCTTCGCGGCTCAACCGCCCTCTAACCGATTTTCTACCTAGCGATTCAATTGCATATCTGCGAATAATTTGGCCTTTAACGTAATTTTTACCATCAGACCAAGCGCCAGAAGTAGAATCAAATCGAATTGCTGCTGGATTATTTATCACTTACTCTCCCGTTCTGTAACCCTTAAATGGATTTACGGGATAAATGTATTTAATTAAATGGATTTAGACAAGTAACAGTTCGGAGTGTCGGATATCTAGGAAGCCACAAAGTTTCTCAACCTTGCCGCTATTGGCGAAGTCGGTCTTATCTGGAAGGGCCTTTAATTGCCACTCAGGCTCGTTTATAGCCCCCAAATCAAACTGATAGACCCCTTGTGGGGTGGAGTTGATATAAAGCGTCCTAGCGCCCGTTCTAGCCCTTATTTCGGCCAAGTAATCCCACTTCTTCTTCTCAATCAAGAGTGTGGGGTAATGAGTGCGTCGGCACTTCATTTCGATATAAGCGTCGTGGGTAATGCCGTCAGCTCGGTCGGTTGCCGATAGTGGCGTTAAGTCCGGATAAACGGCTTTAAGCGCCTCAAAGAGTTCAACCTCGCGAAGGTAAATTAGACGTCCTCTTCGCCATCTTCCCAGCCAATTTTGCGAATCGGATCTTGTGGGTCGATTACCCAGTCAGGCCAAGCGCTTCGATCCATAGCAAAAGCAAGAGCCAAGCCCTCATCCATTCCATTACGACGGCAAGTCTCGTAAATTTCTTTACAAGCAATAGCCCAGAAATCCAATTTAGTAGGCAGTTCTTTAACTGTGCGGCGAGATTTAGCCGTTTTCTTGACCGGCTTCTTAACGCGCTTTCTTGTTGCCATTAGCCCCCACCTTCTTGGATAGGGCTAATTCTAACTGAGACTCCATTTTATCAAGGCGCGACACTATGGGGATATTTTCTAATTTGATGATGTAACGGAGACCAGCAATAAGTAGGGCTATTGATCCGAGAACCGAAGCTACGAATCCAGCGATGGTATTGGCGTCCATTACCGGACTTTTCCGTAACGCTCGTAATTAGGGTTAAGCCAGTTGATAATACTAGGCAAGACTGATACTAGCGCCGCATTTGCAATTGCATCGACATCCCAACCCACCGCTAGATAGGTTGCTAGGGCTGTTGCTAAAAACGTCTTGGCCCAACTTTCCGCCATCTTTTTTAAGTCGCTCATTTCTGTCTCCTTCGAGGTCGAACCATTTCCCGTCATTGTCTCCCAAAGTTGTAAAGCTAATATGAAAGTGCGAGCGGTGAGGATTAGCGCCTCTGTATTTGCGGCGCTTCCATCCCAATATCGGACTCATAATCTTTCCGTCGTAGATAATATATTTAATGCGCTTATCGCCGCGCTTGGCACATTTACGAATCTTTTCTACCAGCGCATAAGTTTCCTCAGGATGCGCGTTAAGGTTAGCGTCTAAATCTAAAGCTCTGACGATTCCTCGAGCGTCTGGTATATGGTCAGAATTGCCTTTGGCAACGTGACGAGCATCAGCCACCCAACCATCAGACTTACGATCGCGATCGGGATAATCATCGTCTATTTGCTCCCGAAGTTGTTGACCGGCTTTGCAAAGTTTAGCCAAGACCTAAAACTTTCAAATCATCAACCGTCAAACCCAATTTTTCCAATTTTGCTTCAGCTTCGACTTTTTTCTTAGTTGCCTCTGCATCAATAATCGCGGCTGCTTGATTAACTTTTTCTGCGTCAATTGATACAGAATTGCCTTGTGCGTCAAAAGCACCCGCGCCGTCATCGATAAGGACTACTTCTGGATAAACTTTGTAAATTGCATCGTGTCTCATTATGCGCCTATCTCCAACAAAGTAATGGATGAAACTGATCCTAAATCAGAGTTCAAAGCCCATCGATTAAGATAACCCGTTGTGCCCGAATCTCCAGATAACATTCTAATCTTATATGTCAAAGAAGAAGTCGAGGAAGGAGAATCTAAATAGGACATATGCGCACCAGCGACAATGCGATTATTTGCTGGACTCAAAGCTCCAGACGCGTGCCAAGCATCGTTCGTGTCAGAAGATCCGCCAGAAGTATTGCTAAAAATTGCGGTCGATCCGCGTAGAATTTGTAACTGAATAGCCCAATCATTACTGCAACCGATGATGCCGCAGTTGACTAAAACCAAAACTTTACTGCTAGTTGAAGACGGCGTAATTGATGCGCTGAATCCTGTAATGTCAACGTAGGAAGTAGAATTTGTGGAAAAAGTATCAGTTTTTGTTGTTTGGACAACTTGTAAAACTTTACCTCCGCCAGCTGCATTGGCCCACTTAACTTTATAGGGCGAGACTGTTGTGTCGGCGGTTAAGACCTGTCCGGTCGTTCCAATTGGTAAATTGTCGTAAGTTCCCGAACCAGTTCCGACAATAATATCTCCAGAAGCCGTAATGGTTGTCGCCATATCATTTGTTATTGTTACGGCTCCAGTTGTGCCGCCGCCAGTAATCCCAGTTCCGGCGGTAACAGCCGTTATATCGCCGACGTCATTGGTAATCCAAGTAAAATCCATATCTGTATTTGAAGTCTTAGATAAGATTTGACCGGTAGTTCCGCCTTTGAGATCGACTAAAGAAGTGTCGATGGCGTTGCCGAGTGTGCGCATCGCAAGAGCGCCATCCTTGACCAAATCTGTGTCGTCCGGAGTTTCCCAGCCGAAGTTCGTTGTTGTTGCCATTAACTAATCACTCCTATCGCGTCCTGCCATTCTAAGGTATTAAGCACACTATTCCAGCTTTCTGCTGCGTTGACCTGCGCCCATTGTTGAGCGACGGCCGAGAACTCTGTGGGTGAAGCGTTGAAGGTAATGGAAAGGCCACCCACCGACGCCCTAAACGTCCATCCCTCTACATAACCGGTAAATTCGCCGCCGAGCATTTGCGGCGGAAGGTTAGTGATGCGGACGGGTTGGCCCATAAAGATATTAAGCAAGGCGTCGCGATCTGCGTCGTCAATTTCAGGGGATTGAAGTGGGAAGGTTATGGATTGGAAAAGGTAGCGAGGGTAGGCGCGAAGCTGAATTAGCCTGTCGCCCATATCTTCGACGTCGGAAGTGTTCTTGAGGTAGCTTGAGAACTGCTCGGCGTAAAGGCCATAAGTGGCTTGTGAGTCGGCGTCTTGGGCGATGTATTGGGAATTGAAGTTATTGCCATAGTCAAGAATGATTTTGTTGGCTATGTCGCCTTGTCGCTGGACGATTCCGATTCCTGCGCCAATTGCGTGAGCGGCATCGAGATCGGTGTATCCGTTGGCGACTAAATAATCCTGTCGGTGGCTCGCATCGGCGTAGTTGATATTGCCGTTGGCATCCTCATACAAATAGCCAAGAGCCGATGAAGCTATTTGGTTAGCAACTGTTGAAATAACTTGATCCGTAATCTGTCGGCTTGCCATCGTATATTGGCCAGCGTCGATAGTGCCTAAGCCAATGTCACCAGCTTCAGCCCAAGTCTCGGTCGCTGGATCGTAAGTCGCCCAAGTTTCCGCCGGTGGAAGTTCGTTCCAACTAGCCAACAACAAATCATCAAGTAGGTCGGTAATTTGTGCGCCGTCTAAACCTTCGGCTAGGTTGCCGTCAAAGGTCGCTCGTTGAAGTCTGATTAAAGCTCCGGTGGCTGTGATATTAATTGTCGTTACTGCGGCCTCTGATCCTGCACTTGTGACAATTTGGCGAAGATCAGAAATGCGACCGCCAAAGAGCGGCACATAATCGCCATTTGAATCTTGAACTTCGATAAGGATGGAAGTATTAACGGCAAAACTATAAACGCTGTTATCTGTGTTAATTAACTGCAAAGAACAATAGCCAGCAGGAGTAGGCGAGTTAATATCTGTTCGGCCAGAAGTAATACTGAGGTTTGCAAGAGTTACGCCGGTTACTGTGTCGCCGTTAGCTCTAACTCTCCATACGGGCGTCCAAGCGGTCATAGAATCTGAGCGTTAGTCCGTAGGTCGCCAGCACCGGTAGTGCCGCGATTGGTTGAGTTATTAAGAGCTAAAACGACAGCTCGAGTAAATCCTTCTTCGTCGATTGCGCTCGGGGCCATTACGTTAACTGTGATATTTCCGCGTTCTTCGCCAGCGCGAACAGCTGCGACGTTGAAATTCGATGGAATAGGTTGACCGCTAGGTGTTAAGACAGTTGGCACAGAAACGCTCGGCTTGGCGGTTGTGGTTGCTGTGGAGACGACTGGAGTAGGGCTTGAAGTCACTCTTGGCGCGTTTGTCGTTGTTGCTGCGACAGATGCACCGCCAAACGGAAGGCTTGAGGTAGGAATAGATCCAGTCATCGCAGTCTGAGATGTGCCGATATTGGGAATAGTTGAAATGTTAGGAAGTATAGGAATGGCGTTGTAAGCGCGAATAATTTTGTTAACTGCGTCAATAACGTCATTGGCTAATTCTTTAACTTTATTTGTGACAGTTGCGACAATTGTAATAATTCCAGCGATAGTTCCCCCGACAGTCTTAATGGCCGCAACTAAAGTATTTTCAAAAATTGGCACTAAGAATGTTTTAATGAAAGACCACAAATCTCGCAGGGCTTCTTCATTATCGCGAAAGGCTTTGATAATTGGATCGACTGCGGCTCGTTTCGCTTCTTGGAATTTAGGAATCAAGACGTTGACAAAGTAATCTAACAATTGACGCAGGATAGGCAACAGGGCAGCACCGACAGATTCTTTAGCTTCATCGAAACTAACTTTCAAGCGGTTTATCTGACCTTCAAAGGTATTGGCTTGAGTTGCCGCAGCGCCGCCGAATGTCTCGGACAGTTGCTTAACAGTTCCCTCAAAGCCAAGAGTTTTAGCTTCAGCGGCGGTAATTCCAACACCCAGACGAGTTAGTGTTGTGTTATTGCCTTCGTATGCTTTAGCCAATGCGTTAGTAACTGTCTCAACGTCTTTTCCGGTGGCGGCTGATATGTCGAGAGCAAGGTTTAATAATTCTTGAGATTTTTCTACTGAGCCTGTGGCTACCGCTAAACGCTGGAGTGCTGGGCGAAGTTTGTCATCAGCGACTCCGGTGGCTAATGAGGTTTTGAGTATTTGATCTTCAATCGCCGCAATTTGAGCTTCAGTTGCACCCGTAACACTTTCAAGCGCTTGGGCTAATCTGCGTTGAGCCGCTTCATCTTCAATTGCAGCCTTAACGCCTTCGATTGCTAACTTGCCAGCATACGCCGCAGCAGCGGCAGCAGCCGCAGCAAAAGCGGCGGCGGCGACTTTGCCGAACTTTTCTAACTTACCGCCAAAACCTTCGACTTCATTAGCGCCAATGTCCAACTTCTTCTTGAGGTCATCAACGTCAGCAAGGATGGATAATTTAAGCGTTCTACTTCCAGCCATTATTTATCCCACTCCTTCAATATCTTTGTAAATGCTTCTTCCCATTTCTTCACTAGTTCAGGCTGAATTTTGCGAAGTGCTGGATAGATGAAATAGCCAGAATTTCCTCGACCTTTACGAGGGGTGCGTCTTGGGAATTGACGATAACGATTAGATCCGAATTCGTAACCTGCCCAGAGGTCTTTAGTTGATCCTCCACCAGAGAAACGCTGAGACGCGAATCCATAAGAGAACTCGCCAATCTTCGAGGTTTTGGAAACTTTAACGCCACTTGTAATGCGATCGACAACGGCTTGTCCAAAGGTTCGAGTGATTCCGTAGGCTTTAACTTCGTTGGCTGCGTATTGAGCGAGCGCACTACTCTCGCGTTTAGCCGCATCAACAGCTTCAGCATCCATCGCTTTGAAGGCGGTAATGATTGAGCGAAGTTCGCGCTTGTCATAGGAAATCGGCTCATCTGCCACCTTTGCGCTCCTTCAGTATTTCAATCGCCGTTAATATTTGGTCGATGTCGGTCCATTCGCTCATCGGAATTCCGGTTGCTATTGCGATCTCAATTATGAGTCGGTTTATGCTTCCGGATTCAAAGCTTTTGGGCTTTCATCTCCTATCGTCATTTCCTCGACCGATAACTCCCAAATCTCTTGAGACTTAGTCGGCTTTCCTGCCGCTTCGCGCTTGTAAGCGAAGTAGGCTAGGTCGAGGAAGTCCGCTTGTTGGTAGGCCGAAATATCCTTCATCGAATAAATCGACTTACCCGTTTTGCGTTCCCACTTCGCCCACTCAGGGAGTCCAGCGTTATAGGTAACTTCCTCGCCGTTCGTGTATTTAATTGTGATGCTTAATTTCATAGCTCCCGATCTCCCTCTTAACTAAATGTCTCTGTTACTTCGCCCTTTGAAATTTTAAAGGTGAAGGATACTGTCTGCGCGTCAATTCCAGAACCGCCAGCGGTAGGAAACTCTGGAAGAATTGGGAAAACAAATTGAGCGCCAGTTGCGGCGGTCATTGTTACGCTAATTGTTGTGTCAGGTGCGGATTCAGCTGCGGCCCAAAGTGCTTCGCATACTGAGTTAGCTTTACCCCAGTCGGCGAGCATATCGAGCTGGAATGTGCCTTCGATGTTAACTGTCTTGTAAGCCTCGCCATCGAGAGTCTGATAAGTCTCGCGAACGTTGGTCTTAGTAAGAACCGCGTTGGTTGCTTGGGCGTCGATGTCCGTTCCACCTGTGAAAGACAACGAGACGTCGCGACCGGTGATTACTGTGGTTGCCACTTTTTCTCCTTAATTGGTTTGTGTGTAATAGGTGGAGACGCGAATATCGGCGACTAATAAATTAACCGCTCCCACTTGCGTAACCGATGGCCGCTCTACTGGGCCGACTGTGTAGCCGTCCGGTATGACTGCCAAAACTGAAAATATCAGCTGCTCAAGATTATCGAGAGAAGCTGGGTTTGAAAGATAAGCAACTCCGCAGGTGATAGTTAAGTTAATCTTTGCGTGAATAGTTGCGTCGTTAATTGTGTTGAGTTCTAGGTAAGGCGAATCCGGAACAAGAATAACCGCTGGAACTTGCACAGCTTCAGGCACATATGAATAAACGTTGGCCGAAACTGACCCGAGTGCAGTTGCCAGCGGTGTCCGGATTGAAGATAAAACTGTCGAGGCGGGCATTATCCCACCATTGTCTCAACGTCGAGGTAAGGCCCGAGAAGGCCAGTTACTTTAGCGAGAAGATTCTTGGAAAGTCTGTAAGGAGTTACTGCGAAGTCGATTCCTTCGATTGATCCGCCAGCTGCGGTTCGGGCTTGGAAGATTTCGACAGAAATAGCCAAAACGGCAGACTCAACGTTAGGGTTGCCGACGTAGGTTGATAATCCAGAGAGCGCAGCGTTTCCGGCTGGGATAATGTTCTTTTCCAATATGTCAGCATTAGTGATTGCGACTGTGAATACATAATCGGTAATTTCGTCGTCGGTTACTGTGTGAGTGCCATTAAAAGGAGATCCGCATCCAGTAATTACGACGGATTGGCCTTGAGTGAATTCGTGAATTGTGGCAGTTTCAAAATAAGCCACATTATCCTCTAGTTTTACTTTGTTTATTTTGCTTTGAAATGTGACGAGCATTGGGAGAATCAGATTTTCACTTGTGTCCACAATGTCGTTCAAATATGCGTCTGAATATAGGGATGACGAGACGCCAAGAATGGTTCTTAGCTCTGTAGCCGTGACTATCGTTGGCATCTCGCCTTCCTTTCGTTCTAAGGGGTTAAGCCCTGCTCGGGAGCGGACAGGGCCTAACTATTGGAATTTACTACTCAACCATCCAGCGGTATGCGCCAGCGCCGACCTTTGTAGCCAATGCGCCGTAGCCGTAGTAAGCCACCTTGATTTGACCAGTTGCGACAACGTTGGTCTCGAGGCGGAAACGGCTTGATTCATACCAAGTATAGGAATCTGGGTTGATGATGATAATTGAATTATCACCTGTAGGAGCTGCGGTTGCGAGGTTACGAGCAACGCGTAGGTTGAGACCTAGAACGTTACCGCGAACTGACTGACCGGAAAGGTCGCCACCTTGATTTGATGGGCCAATGAGGTTCTGATAAATCGGACGTCCACCATCAGCAAGGTTCATAATTGCGCCCCATTGTTCTGGGCTAACAAGAATGTTAGTTGCAGTTCCAAGAGTGTTCTTGTAAACGGAAACTGATCCATCAGATACGAAATCCAAGAATCCAGCTGCGTCAAGTGTGCGGTTTCCGCCATCAGTTCCGCCAGCAACAAGGCCAGCGATAACTGCTACGTCGGTTGCTTTTGCGTATGCGAATTCCATCTGACGAACGAGTTCATCAAAGAACGCAGGTGAAGAACGATCAAGAAGTTCTACTGAGAACTCTTGTCCGCCAGCGTATTTCTTAACTGTGACGGAAAGGAAGGAGTTTGTCATTCCTGTTTCGTCGATTGTTGCTTCTTCAGCTTCTTCGCCGACTGTTGGAACTGCGGTAATCTTTGGAATTTCGAAAGTCATACCTGCATCAGGTAGAACGCCGCGAGATACTGAATCTACTGCTGGACGATCTGCGTTTGATAGTGGGTTGATGATTTCGGTCAACTGACGCGTTGGGATAAGACCAGCGTTGTTAGTTGTTGTGTCATCTGCGGCCATAACGTACTGGCGAGCAGAGTCATCGTTGAGAACTTTTGCGCGGATGCTGTTCTCGAGGTATTTCGCCTTTGTGAACTCAAGGCGAGGAGCGGTGAAGAACGCTGGACGTGGCGCAGCGGCTTCAACCTTAGCTGCTTCTACCGTTTCGTCGGCAGGAGCAGGAACGGTAGTGTCAGACACTTGTTCTCCTTCGGTTGGTTTGTCCTCTTCGGCGGTTGCCGGAGCGGAATCTTCTTTAAGTGCTTCGTTTTCTGATGCAGCGACTTCGCTAACGCGAGCTGAGTCGATAGCTGGATCAGTTACTAATGAAACTTCGTCGAGGGTTGCGCTAGTAATTTGCATAACGCCTTTGTTGTTAACCCATTCGTTAATTTGTGCGCCAACGCTAAAGCCATCCCTTAATCCTTCGGTGGCTTCGATTAAAGCATCTTCTCCGGCCATAGTGTTAGCGATTTTGAACGTAGCCACAATTCCGTTCTTCGTTACTTCGTGAGCGACCATCTTGCCAATTGGACGAGTCCGATCGTGCTCCAATAGCAATTTAACGGGCTTGATCTCAATAGAGTCCGAAGCGAAAACTGTCGGGCCTACTGAGGTGTTGCCTTGTTCGTTCCAAGTAACAATAGTTCCGCTAATTGTGCGCTTGATTGTGTCGGCAGCGGTTACGACCATCGGCATTTTAATTTTCATTTGGAATTAAATCTTCCTCTCGTTGAATCTGCTCAACGCTCATAGCGCCGATACGATTTAGGATTTCATACACTTGAGCGCGTTCTAAAGCGTTGCCGCGTAGGAAATCGTCAAGTGCAAAGCGCGTCATTACTGGGTTAGGCACAAAGTCCGGCAACGACAACCTTTCCTCAATCGCTTTGAGTATTGGGCGAAGTGAGAAATCGACTAGTGAGCGCCGCTCTGATACCGCGTTGGAATAAGTCATTGAAGTAGTTTCGGCGCTCAAGAAGTAGGCAGGGATTCCACAAGCGCGAGCTAATTCAAGCGCGACGTATTGACGGGCTTCTGCAAGTTGTAATGACTTAGGATCAAAACCAAATTCTTTCAAATCAACGTCGGCATTGAGGAAAGCGGTTGAGCGAGATTGACGAGCAGTCCGCCAAGCGCTAAGAAGTGACGAAATTCTTTCAGCAGTTAAATTTGTGCCATTAGATTTGAGAACCATTGAAGGCGCTGGTTCTTTTGCGTAATTAACAGCAGCATTTTCTAAATAGACAGCCGCCGCAATTGTTTTGCCAGCTCTGTGAAGTAATCCTTCATCAGGGCCATCGAAGCGAATGATAGAACCCACACCAGTTAGCGGAACTGCCATTCCGTCAACTTTGTATCCGGTAATTTCTGTATTCTTAAAATTTGTGTCAACTGTTACGCGATCTGGGCTAACGCGAGTCCAAGCGCGAACGCGTCCGCCATCAGTAGCGGCATACATTTCTAAAACTTGTCCGTAGCCGACCCCATATAGCCAAATATCCTCAGCCAACCAATTGTAAATTACAAAGCCAGCAACTCGAGGATCTGGTTGGTTAATTACTCTGTGTGGATCGACATATTCGCCAGTAATGCGATTGAAAGTTGTGAGAGGTAATGAGCCGATAGTTCCGCAGATGATATTTCTAGCGCGAGCTACTGACGGCACACTCATCGCAAGTTGGCGAGTTGAATTAGTTGCGCCGCCAAGAATGTTATAAACCGAGTCGGTTATTTGAACCGGTGTTAACGCGGCTTGAACGTCCAAAGGCTTATCAACCCGAACAGCGGTTACTTGTGGAAAGAAGAAATCTCTAATAGCACCCATTACCTCAGAATTGTAAGGGGTGTGTGCTACACAATTACAATATCAACACCATCATTGGCTTTTGTGGCGTAGTGAGTCGCCATAGCCGACGCAACAGCTCCACAGATAACCGCATTACTTACTTTGCGACCCATTACCCAACCGCCGTCACCGAAAGGTAGTTTGACGGCGGATAGGCATTGTTTAGTCAGCTCATCTTGTCCCGAGTGAGCTAACCGCTGAGATGAGATTGCTCCCAGTAACTCATCGCAGCTTTGCGCATAATCAAGGCCGTCTATTGGCTCAGTTCTGATTCCTGCCGGTGCTAATCGCGCAGCAACGGCCGAAGCGGTTCGGGCTGAGTAGGCGACTAGTTGGACTGGATACTTTCGCACCCATTCCGCCAAGTCATTAGCCAAAGCTTTATCGTCAAGATTAGAAGGGTTATGCCAAGTCTGCAAGAGGATTACTTGGAATTTATCGCCTTCAAGCTTTTGGCTCGCTACTAATGCCGCTTGTTTTCTATCAGGACTGAGATCGACAGCCAACCAAGTATCAGACTCAGGGTTGAGCCGAAGCCCCTCAACTTTGCAGCTTTCCCATTGTGACGGACTGATAACAGGGTTGATTGTGTCGACCCATTGACATAAGACTTCCGTGCGCACAATATCTTCGGGGTCTGACAATACAGCGCGGATATTGTCGGGGTGGACTGTATAACCAAGTGACGGGTTGGCTTGGCAGACACCTAGCCAAAAGTCCGGTGAGTTATCAAATTTAAGTCCGTTAGGTGCAGACCATTCGAACCAGCCAATATCATCAGAGCCGCCGTTAATTGCGGCGTATGCTCGCTCGCGTAATTTGTTTAAGACTATCGAATGTTGATCTCCAGCATTGGAGTAAACCCATATCTGAGGATTTGGGCTAGCCATTTGGGTATAACGCAGGGCAGACCAGACATCTTCATCCTTATATTCGCGAGCTTCGTCCAAGTGAATGGTTTCAGGTGCGGCAATACCTCGACCAGCTGAGTTATTGGCTCGGACTATGTATCGACGGCCTCCTGTGAACTGTAATTCTTGAAATCCTTTACTTTCCAGCTTCTTAGTAAACTCGGCAGCTAGTCGGGGAGTTGATTCGATAATTCCGTAAATCTTGTAGAACAGTTCAGCTGAGGTTGTGAGTTTGTGGGCTGTGTGGACTTGTAACTTTTCCTTCAGAACGTAAATCCTAAATAAAATTTGAAGCGCCATAAAAGTCGATTTGCCTTGTTGACGTGCGCATAAAAGAGTTACGACTGGATGCGCCCATCGGCCGTCTGGCTTGTATTTGAGGGAGTGATGGGCGAGCCATTGTTGCCATCCAAGTAACGGATGACCTATTTCCTCGCAGAATTTAATCATTTCCTCACCCCGAGAAGGTAAATCGCTCAATTTTGTGTGAATACGAGGCTCTGGCACACCTCTCCAATTCGATTCGTCTCGAACTAAGACGATTGCTCCAGAGTTATCCATAAATATCCATTTTAGTCCGAATAATGCTTGGCCGAGCCATTTTCAGGGAAAATCTTCCCGAT